TAATATACGAACACTTACTTCAAGTTTACCTTGGTCATCGGGTTGATTTGCCATTGTATATTCTCCTATTATCTACGTGTATTTAGTCATAAAAAAAGGCCGCTAAAGCGACCCAGTAAATAAAAAAGTGGCCCGTCCTGTTGCCCGGTGGAACCATACCGCGAAGTTTACAGCCTAGGCTGCAAGTAGTTCAGTATCCATAGACATGTCTAAAGATGTGAACGCTTCAGGTGCAAAATTATCGTTTGCGTTTGTAGTTTATCTTGCGTTAACCGAGCTTGCGCCGGACAACTCCACTTACCTATTGACTACCTGTCGATCCTATTTCGGCCCCATCATAAACACACTCCCAGTTTATCAGACCTGTTGCTTAGTGCTATGCACCTAGCAGAATGTGTTTATGGTGGAGCCGCCGGGTACCGCCCCCGGGTCCAGTTTAGCGTTGAGTTTGCTTCAACATTGTAGTATATTTATACTATAGACTTACTGTTTTGTCAACCATTTTCTGCATTTAATTTACTTTGCTCATACTTCATCATTAGAGCATAAAGGTCGTCTGTTTTTTTAAGAATGCCGTTTGGTTGAACAACAAAGACATCACCAGGTTTATAAAGATGATTACCTTTATAAGTGCCATCTTTGTTTAAGCCCATAACCTCTCCAGGCCAATCACCTTTGATAGTAAAGTTTTCGCCGAATTGTTCAATAGTGTAATCCATCCACATCATACAAAGTACTCCTTTTAACTGCGTACTTTATTATTTATGTGAAAAAGAGTGTTTTAGCGTTTCCTGCTATGATCATAAAACATGTAACAATGTGCAGTATGATCCAAAAGGTGCGAAAAGCCAGTGCCTTCTTTACATCAGATTGTGTAATAGGAAGAAACTCTGGCTTATCGTTGTCATCAATGCCAACAGGCATGCCAACAGTTCTGGCCCATAATTTTAACCATCGCCGTTGACCACTCATTACATTGAGTTTTTCTTTTCTTGAATTTCTGCTCTACGTGATTTAGTTAATTTTCCTAAGTCGCCTAGTGCTTTTCTTGCTCTTGCTGCGGCAGCTTTTACATTCTTTTCTTCAAATGTTTCTGCTTCTGCAAGGTAATTGTTGTACGCTTGTACAATTTCGTCATGTAATGTCATAACATTCTCCTTTATTGTTTTATATTATAATTGGATCAGGACCGTTTGTCAACCATTAATCTCCGACAAATACATTGCCGGATCCTCCTGCTGTCACAGGTGCACAATGGGCACCTCCTAAAGGCGCACACAAATTATCAGGTGCAGCATTTTCTGGAGTATCATTGACCACAAGTTTGTTATTAATATAAACCTTGTTATTTGCGGCACTAAGTTCGCCGCCACCGTGGGTGTTTGGATCTCCATCAACAGATACTAACAAGTTATTTGCAAATACATTAGACTGTCCTGTGACAGTAGTTTTTGCACCACAAGCTCGTCCGTCAGTGTCTCTGTGAATAGCTACACTCACTGTATTGAAATACCCGAGGTTGTTGCAACATATTGTTTGCTGATTTCATTTTGTGTCTTTGATACACAAGATACTGACGAAGTCCGCATCATAAACTTGTTTTCAGGACTTACACTAAACATGAACGGGGCTAAACCTAAACCGTTTTCTTGTGCTATAAGCACCATAGGTTTTCTTAATGTGTAGTAATTATCGTCTTCGGATTCAAGTCGAGCTACAATTTCTTCCCCTGAACTTAGTTTTAGAGATACAGTATCTCCTGCTTTGTATGGAGTTTCAATCAACATTAAATTGTGTATCCTGTTCCAGTATAGTTAGTATTTTCGATATAATCTATCATTTGTTCGTATCCGCCTACTTTATTTCCACCAATAATAATTTGTGGGAAAGTCCTTGCGGTTGGAAATGTTTCAAATACTTCTTCTCTAGTAAAGTCTTTATCTAGTTCTTTGTATACATATTTGTACTGTCTTGATTCACATAGTGCTTTTGCCTTCATGCAACTTGGACATGCAGGCTTCCCCCAAATTTCGATCATAGACTAAATCCTTTCAGTGAGTCGTTGTTTACATCTTGTTTGATGCCGCCAATGATATAGCTTTCAACCTCTGTCTCTTGCGGTGCAACTTGCAACCCTGAGCTAGATAGCCAATGTTGCGTCCATGGCAACGGATTAGTGTTTACTGGTTGATCAAATATAGCTTGCATACCAAGTGCTTTAAGTCTGCGGTTAGCAATATATTCTACATACCTATGCAATAATTGCGTGTTTAGACCGATCATTGATCCGTCTTTGAACAGATACTCTGCCCAATCCTTTTCTTCTAAGACACATTCACGCCACAGATCGTAAACTTCTTGTTCACACTCTTTTGCAATCTTCTTCATCTCTGGATCGTCTTTGCCTTGTGCCCAAAGTTTAAGAATGTGTGTGCTTAGTGCCAAATGCTGTGCTTCATCCCTAGCGATAAGCGAAATAATCTTAGCACTACCTTCCATTAGCTTTAGTTCTCCAAAGCCAAATGTGCAAGCAAACGACACGTAAAAGCGCAGGCCTTCTAAAATATTTACTGTTTGCATTGCAAGGTACAGTTTTTTCTTAACGTCATGCATGTTACCTTCTTTGCGATGTATAAACGCATCAGCCGCTTCTGTAAACGCATCGTAATGTTTAGTAACACTTGTTGCACGAGCAATAATCTTTTCGTCATCTAATATAGTGTCAAACACTTCTGCAGGATCAGCATACACATTTTTCATAATGTGCGTATAGCTACGTGAATGGATTGTTTCGAAGAAGTCCCAAGTAACAATACATCCTTCTAGTTCAGGAAGTGAAACATGCGGCAAAAATGCTAGGCATGGACCACGTCCTTGGACACTGTCAAGCAGTGTTTGATACTTTAAGTTAGCTGTAAAGATATGCTTCTGCTCTGGGCGGAAGTTAGCAAAATCAGCTCTGTCTTTTTGTAGACTTACTTCTTCAGGTCGCCAAAAGTAACCAAGCATGGTTTGGTTAAGTTTATCAAACACAGGAAACTTAAACGTATCGTAACGCTGTGTGTTTTGGTCTGCTCCAAAAAACATATTCTGTTTTGTGAAGTCTACTTTTTCTCTGTTAAAAACTGTTTTTGCCATGTCTCTCTTTCCTTAGCTTATTGTATAGTGTAACACCATTATTGCCCTATGTCAACTATATATTGCATGCCTCGCACTCTTCTTCGTCACCAATTTGTAATGTAGCAGGCTTTGTTTCTGCAACATTATCATGCCAACCTAAAGAATGTGCTGGTTCATCGTCGTCTGTTTTATAATCGTATGTATTCTGGTAGTAACTAGTTTTCCAACCATACTTATAGGTATTTAACAAGTCTTGCATCATTACACTCATTGGCACTTCATTATTCTCAAAGTGTGTTGGATTGTAACTCCAGTTGCCACTAATTGCTTGGTCAAAGAATTTTTGCATTACAGCAACAACATTTATATATCCTTCGTTGCTAGGCATATCCCATAATAATGTATAGTGATTCTTTAGGGTATTATACTGTGGAACAATCTGCTTAAGAGGCCCTTTTTTGCTTTTCTTAACGGACAAGTATCCTCTAGGTGGCTCAATTCCGTTTGTTGCGTTCGACACAACGGAACTGCTCTCTGAAGGCATTTGTGCGGACAAAGTGCTGTGCCTAAGTCCGAATTCCAATATGTCTTTCCTAAGAGATGCCCAATCATATTTTAACTTGTTCTCCACAATACTATCAACATCAGTCTTATATGTATCAATAGGAAGGATGCCATCGCTATATTTAGTGCGGTCAAAGTATTTACAAGCACCACGTTCTTGTGCAAGTTTGTTAGATGCTTTTAACAAATAATATTGAAATGCTTCTGATAAATTGTGTACTATTTCCCAGGCTGTTTTGTCTTCGTACTTTACATGATTCTTTGCTAGATAATGTGCTAATCCAATGTAGCCTATACCTAGTGAACGTCTTGCCTTTGTGCTTATCTCTGCAGCCTTGATAGGATATTTTTGATAGTCTATAATTTCTTCTAATGCTCGTACTGCTAATTCGCATAGTTCTTCTAGATCATCAATATCTTTAAGTATACCTACATTGATTGCACTAAGAATACATAATGCAATTTCGCCTTTTTCGTCATCAATGTGCTCTAATGGTTTCGTAGGCAATGTAATTTCTTGACACAAGTTACTCATATAAACATTGTCTTTGAATGAACTGTGTGTATTACAGTGATCAACATTCATAATATAAATGCGTCCTGTTTCTGCACGTTCTTTAATTAATGCACTAAACAGTTCCATTGCTTTAATAGACTTCTTCTTAATACTTGTTTTGCGCTCATACATCTCATACATTTCTTTAAATTTTTCTGCATCTCCGAAGTATGCTTCGTATAATCCTGGCACATCGTGTGGCGAGAAAAGAGTTATGTCTCCGCCGGATAACAATCTTTCATACATAGTTTTATTAAGCTGAATAGAATAATCTAACTTGCGTACACGATTGTCTTCTGTACCTTTGTTGTTCTTTAGAACAAGGATGTCTTCAATTTCTTGATGCCAAAACGGGAAGTGTGTAGTAGCACTTCCGCCACGTACACCATTTTGTGTACAACAACGTACCGTTGCTTCAAACTTTTTTAGGAACGGGATTATTCCTGTGTGTGCAACTTCTCCTCCTCGGATTTTTGCATTGACTCCGCGGATACGTCCTGCGTTAATGCCGATACCAGCTCGCTGAGCTGTGTATCTACCGATGGACATGTCTGACGCGAAAATCGAATCAAGTGTGTCATCACTGTCAACGAGAACACAAGAGGCAAACTGACGGACCGGAGTACGGAC